GGAAATGCAATGCTCGTAGTGGAGAATAACAATATAGGTTATACTGTCTTAGATAAACTTATCGGATATGGGTATCCAAATCTCTACTATTCCATAAAGTCTACACATGAGTATGTAGAGCAGCATCAGGCAGAAGTAGGAAATTCTGCTGTCGCGGGATTTACAACATCGATGAAGACGAGACCTCTTATTGTAGCGAAGTTAGAAGAGTTTATTAGAAACAAACTAATTACCATATACTCCTCGCGCACAATCGGAGAGATGAAGACATTTGTTTGGAAAAACGGCAAACCGCAGGCGATGAGAGGATACCACGACGATCTAGTTATGGCGTTAGCAATAGCCTGCTGGGTAAGAGACACTGCCTTGCAATCTTCAGCGAGAGATCTTAACTATCAAAAAGCATTTGTTAAATCAATAATCAGCACAAAAACAACTATGAACACTCAGATTAGAGGACAACAAGGCTACAAAAGTGACAACTTATTTGGTAAGATGAGTGAAGCTGAAGACTTGTATAGTCAATACAAGTGGATCATAAAGTGAGAAATTAAATGGCACCGAGAAACAGAAATATTAACAAAGGCAAGAACCCTGCCAATGAGCAGTCAGAACTCTTTAAGAGGCTGACAAGGTTATTCTCTGGACCGATTGTAAACTATCGTTCTCAGTCAGGCCGCCGCATCCGTCGACAGCACTTAGACAAGTATGCTGCTAGGTTTAAATCAGCTTCCGGTCAGCAGTTTAAGAAGACTTTCTATAACCCACTAGACCACATTGCTACAAACGCGATCGGAAACCAGCGCCGATCAGAGAGATACATTGACTTCGATCAAATGGAGTATACTCCAGAGATCGCATCCACTATGGATATCTACGCCGATGAAATGACTACGTATTCTGATCTAAAGCCTATGCTGAATATCAAGTGCTCGAATGAAGAGATCAAAGCGGTCCTTGGCTCTCTGTACGACAACACCCTAAACCTTCAATATAATCTTTTTGGCTGGGCACGCACAATGTGCAAGTACGGGGATTTCTTTTTGTATTTAGACATCGATGATAATTTTGGAGTGAAATCAGTTATTGCAATGCCCGTCCAAGAGGTCGAGCGACTCGAAGGTCAAGACGCAACTAACGCGAACTACGTCCAATACCAGTGGAACTCTGCAGGAATGACCTTCGAGAATTGGCAGATTGCCCACTTCCGCGTGCTTGGAAATGATAAGTACGCACCTTACGGAACTTCGATTCTTGAGCCAGCACGACGTATCTGGAGACAACTTACTCTTATGGAGGATGCGATGATGGCTTATCGTGTTGTACGCTCATCTGAGCGCCGTGTGTTTAAGATTGATGTCGGAGCAGTTCCTCCCAATGAGGTGGAGCAGTTTATGGAAAAGATCGTTACGCAACTTAAGCGTCACTCTGTAGTTGACTCAAAGACCGGTCGCGTAGACTTGCGATACAACCCGATGTCTATCGAAGAAGATTATTTCATTCCAGTCCGAGCAGGATCCGCCACAGAGATAACCAATCTTGCCGGCGGCACAAACATTACAGCAATTGATGATATCAAGTACCTCAGAGATAAGCTTTTTTCCGCGTTAAAAATTCCCCAGGCATACTTGGCAATGGGTGACGGCGCATCGGAAGACAAGACAACACTTGCACAAAAAGACATTAGATTCGCAAGAACGATTCAAAGATTGCAGCGAGTAATCGTAGCAGAGCTTGAAAAGATAGGGATTATCCACCTTTACACTCTTGGGTTTCGCGGCGATGATCTCTTGAGCTTTAAGTTATCTTTAAACAATCCCTCCAAGATTGCTGAGTTGCAAGAGGTGGAGCACTGGAAAGCTAAGTTCGATATTGCTGGTTCTGCAACAGAAGGCTTCTTCTCTCGTCGTTGGGTGTCGGAACATATTTTTGGTATGTCTCACGAAGAATTTGCCAGGAACCAAAAAGAGATGTATTACGATCGTACACACGATGCTAAGCTGCAAGCTGTGGCAGAAGCTGCAGTCGCCGGCGGTGGTGGCGGGTTAGGCGGCGATCTAGGTGGCGGTCTAGGCGATGATCTGGGATTGGGTGATGACCTTGACCTTGGGGGAGATCTTGGCGGACCCGAAGAGATGCCGGCTAGTGACGCCGGTGGAGAGGCAGGCGGAGCCGAGCCGACTGATGAGCCAGCAGGCGATGAGTCTCCTCTATTGGCAGTTCCTCCCGGTTCTCGCAAAGATGTTCGAACTTACGAGAAGAGCAGCTACAAGCCTGTGGATAATGACCGACGCAAGGACACAGGTCCGAGAACAAGATCTTATGCAGCCAAAAGCAAGACTGAGAAGAGCAGCAATACAACTCGGAATGTCTTTCCAGGCGCAGAAATCAACTCTTTGAAGGTCGGCTCTTCTATCGCAAAAGGTATTTATGAACAACAACTACCTAGTTATACTTTAAGAGAGGATGCTGAGGAAAATAAACTGTTCGAACTCAACGATTCTGTCAGGAAGCTACTGGCGGGACTTGAGAGTAACGAAAAGCCAAAGGAATAAAAAGATGAAAGTAAAGCACAATAAAAAAAGAAACACAGCTGTTATATACGAGACTCTTTTGAAAGATATGACGGCAGCTATACTAAAGGGGGATAATAGCAGAAAGCAGGCTATCATCTCAATTTTAAAAGAACACTTTTCTATTGGCACAACTTTAAACAAAGATCTGTCCTGTTATCGTTCTATATACGAAACGCGAGATTTATCTGCCGAGACCTCGCAGAGAATTATTTTAGAAGCAAAGAAACAGAGAGCTTCTCTTGATCCAAAAGAACTTTTCGAGGCACAAACAAGAACGATTCACGATATTAACAAAAAAGTCGATCCTTCCATCTTTTCCAACTTTGTTCCGAACTACAAGACACTAGCAACGATTCATCAAATCTTTTCTGACAATTTATCGCCGAAAGAAAGAGTTTTGTTAGAAAATAAGATTGTGGAGATTATGTGTGAAAAAAATGTTTTCGACAAAACAAAAGATATAGACAACATAACCTTAAACACCTTCGTTCAGAAGTTCAATGAAAAATACGAAGATAAGTTAATAGAAGAACAGAAAGTCTTGCTGTCCCACTATATTGCTTCATTCGCAGATAACTCTCTATCTCTGAAAGTATATTTAAACAATGAAGTGGCGCGTCTAAAGGAAGAGTTAAGAGCTAGCTTGAACACTCATATCCTGCAAGAAGACTCTGACATGCTCCTGAAGACAAAGAAGGTAATCGATAGAATGGAGTCGCTTAAAGAGGCTACCCTTAACGATAACACAATAACCACTATCTTGCGCACACAAGCAATAGTCAAGGAGTTTCAGTCAAATGCCGTTAACGATTAAAATCGGAAGACAAAACCAGACAGCAGTAATTCGCCTTGAGTTGGATCTGCGCAAGAGCATGAGTGGGGATTTGCTTATATTTGATCACGGGGATATCGATATCGTAATCTCTCCGTCAAAGAACAAAGTGTTAGCCTTTCCTAAAGATACTATGACTGAGTTGTCTTACGGAGCCCAAAATAGATTATTCACTCACCTGAGAAAGAAGGGGTTGGTCATTCCAGAGTCTATTATTGGCTCCTCTTTTTGTGGAGCGTTCGAGGCAACAATGGAGCAGCCATTCAAAGAAGATTTGAATACAGCCAAAATGACCTTGATTAATATATCTAAATTTATTGATGAAGAGCGCCCATACTTTGAGTCCACAGAAGCAATAATCTCTATGTCTGATGATGAGCTTTCTGATCCAGACAAGACAGACTCTACAGAATTGGGAGAAGTCCCCCAGTCCACAGAGAAGGGATCTATACGACCAGGGTTTACTAGTAGTCCAAACTCCTTAAGCTACGGCTACTAAGCGACACTACAGATAACAACGTAACTAAGAATAATGAGAGTTAGAGAGTAATGGAACTTATACTATTCGTCCTCATAGCCTACGGACTAACACAAATATTAGTTTATAGCGATATGCCCGTAATAAAAAAACTACGCCCTCACAAAGAATCCTACAAGGGTTACGGCAAGGTCTTTCACTGTCCTATGTGTATGGGATTTCACGTCGGTTGGTTTTTAATGCTGCTTTCTCCATTCACCGAACTATTTAGTTTTGACGTTTCTGTGTTCAATTTCTTCCTTCTGGGATCTTTGTCTTCGGGAACTTCATATATTCTTAACATGGTTTTCAGCGATGCTGGGATCCAGGTGACGCAAAATCATAAATATAATAACTTCTCAGGAGAAGAGTAAGATGAAGAATACATGGACAAACAAGTGGATGCTGCAGCCCGTTCGTCGTTGCTGCAAAGGCTCCTAACTCACGCGGGTAACGCCCGCACTCAACGGAAAAACAAATGAAACTACTACGAGAATTTTACCAATTGTGTGAAGGCGGAGTCTGCCAAGATCTTCTGACCGAGGAAGAGAAAAGACACGTAGCGGAAGGCGGCATTTACTTAACAGGCATTATGCAGAAGGCTGACACTCGTAACGGCAATAACCGTATTTATCCCGAGCACGTTCTTCGCAGAGAAGTGAAGAACTATTCCAAGCTAGTAAAAGAAAGCAGAGCAATAGGCGAACTAGATCATCCAGAGTCTAACGTCGTCAACCTTGCTTCAGTTTCTCACATGGTAACTGAAATTTGGATGGAAGGCAAAGATGTGATGGGTAAAATTAAAGTGCTCAATACGAGTGCTGGACAAGTACTCCAAGAGTTGGTGCGCGGTGGGGTGAGCGTTGGTATCTCTTCGAGAGGTATGGGTTCAGTTAGAGAGAGTGTCGGGGGAGAGACAATAGTTGAAGACGACTTTCAGCTGATTTGTTTTGATATGGTTTCTGAGCCATCGACCCCCGGCGCGTTTATGATGAAGGAGTCAGTAGAACTCCAAGGTAAACTTTTTACAAAGGCAGATAGGATCAACCGGCTGCTAAACGAAGTGTTAGAAGATGACTGAGTATGAGAGAAAGTGGCTAAGCTTTGTTGAAGAAACAAAAAACTCAGACACAGGAAGCTTGAACGAATATATTTCTGATATAATCAACACTGCTAAGACTATAGCCGATCGAGCCAAGGGACAAGGATCTGATTCGCCACTATCGGGTCTAGGTCGCGCTGGCACTCCCTTAACAGCCCCAGAAAGAAAAGAAATAGAAGCCCAGGTGGCAGCAGTCGCAGATTTGGAAGGTACGAATCCACAAACATTGGCGATGCTCAGGCCAGGAGAGCAGCTTCAAACTCAAGGAGATTTGGGAGAGTTTATTATGATCTTATTTGAGTTGCTATGTGGTGTGAGGAACGCCAACGAAGGTGTTAAAGAAGAGGCCAGAGAAGAAATTAAAAAATCTCTCGAAGAAGCCAAGGGCATAGAGGACTTAAGGAAAATCTTTGAAAGCGTAATTGAAGCACTTATTGCCCAAGGTGGTCCAGCCTCAGATTGTAAGATGATCGACAACGCACCCCTCGCTATCACACAGAATTCAGAATAAGCAATACAAACCTAAAGCCACAGAATAATCATGAAGAAATCAGATCTAAAACAACTAATCAAGCCCCTTGTCAAAGAGTGCATCCACGAAGTACTATTAGAAGAGGGCTTACTATCGAACGTTGTATCGGAAGTAGCGAAAGGACTGCAGGGAAGCCTTATGGTTGAATCCGCCCCTGTCCGCAGCATCCCTGCTGTTCAGCAAACTGATCGCAGAGCTAGCCAGT